CTACAAGATGCAAAAAAGAAAGCAGATTCAATCTCTAATACAATCTTAAAATTTCAAAAATCAATTCAAACCGCTAGTAATATTGATAAGAAAAAATTACAAGAAGAACTTGATTCTTATGTAACTAAAATAAGACAGGAATTTGCAATAGAAAGATTAAATTATGCAGCAGGCGGTATGACAGACCCTCTAGCACCTGCATCCGTACCCAGAACACCAGATATGATGATATTCTCCATCAACTCGGATATTAACAACCTTATGCAAGAATACAATATGGCGGTACGTAACAACGAGTTTGAACGTGCTCAAGCTATAGCAGATGAAATTGACGGTCTCCAACAACAAATCATTAATCTAC